CTTGGGGGCTTGATGAACTTGAAGCCCTAGCCAGCGAGGATGCCGAAGTCATCGACGACGATTTTGACGCGACCACGTGCGAGAATCAGGAGACGTTTATCAAGCTTGGCGACTTGATTGAGCTTGGCGAGCATCGGGTGATGTGTGTTGACTGCAGGGAGGCTGAGCCTTTGCCGGTCAAGGCAGATATGTGGCTGACAGACCCCCCCTACGGCGTTTCTTATATTGGGAAGACCAAGGACGCGCTAACTATAGAGAACGATGCACTAGGCGAAGAAGACACTGCAAGGCTGTGGAGGGACGCTACTAAATATGCCCTTGATAACTTAAAGGATGGGGGAGCCTGCTACGCAGCGGTCCCGGCAGGACCGCTGAACTTCATCTTCTTGCGCGAATGGATAGAACTGCTGGTGTGTCGTCAGCAGCTAGTTTGGGCCAAGGATAGCATGGTGCTTGGACACTCAGATTATCACTATAAGCACGAGCCGATTCTCTACGGATGGAAGCCAGGGGCCGCTCACTACTTCACTGCAGACAGGACGAAGACTTCGGTGCTTGAGTTCTCTAGACCAAAAAGAAGCGAAGAACATCCAACGATGAAGCCTCTCGATCTGTGGGGCGAGCTTATCTCTAACTCTTCCCAGAAAGGAGAGGTGGTGTTGGACACATTTCTCGGCTCTGGCACAACTCTAATCGCAGCCGACCAACTTGGCCGCATCTGCTACGGCATGGAGATTAGCCCGAAGTATTGCCACGTGATAATCGAACGCTACAAAAAATACTGCGAAAAGGCGGGTAAGCCGTTTGAGTGCAAGATTAACGGCGAGCCGTTTAAGGGGGGCTATGGCCAAGAAACAGCCGCCTAGAATTTGGACTGACAAAGATCGCGCTATTGTGAAGCGTATGGCGATGATTGGAGTCTCGCACGAGATTATTGCTAAGGCTCTAAAAGTTAGAAAAGCCACGCTCGAAGCTGACTTTGCAGAAGAGCTAGCAAATTCAGCTTCAGAAGCGAACGCAGCTGTCGCTGGTGCGCTGTTTAAAAATGCAATGAGTGGCAACGTCGCGGCGCAAATCTTTTGGTGCAAAACGCGCCTCGGCTGGAAGGAAAAGTTTGAACACGAACATGGCGGCAAAGACGGCGGCCCTCTTCAAGCGGTGCTAGAAGTTGTCAGAAAAACGAAAGAATGAGAGCAGGGTATCGATCCCTGAGTTTCATCCAAAGCAAAGTTTCTTTTACGAGTCTGAAGCGACTCAGCTTCTGCTTGGTGGCGACACGCGGGGCGGCAAGACGGCGGGCTTTAAACTTGCGCTGATTCGTTGGTGTGCTCTTATTCCTGGCCTTCAATGCGATATTTTCCGACTGCACGAAGACGATGTTGTTGGCTCTTACATGCGCGGTGATTTTTCTTTTCCTGTTTTGCTCAATCAGTGGGTAAAAGACAAACTTGTCACGATGAACCAGACTGAAGTTAAGTTTTGGAATGGCTCTTATATCTCGCTCGAACACTGCAGCACAGACAGCGCGATGAGCAAGCACCAAGGAATCCCAAAGCATATTCGAGCGTTCGACGAAGCGGGCCAAATCCCAGAGCGAAGAATGCGCTGGCTTACTGGATGGATGGTGCTAAACGAAGAGATGAAAGCGAAGCTCCCGCCGGAGTATCGAGACAAGTTCCCAAAAGTCATTTACCTTTCAAACCCAATTGGCCCTTCAAAGCTCTTTCTCAGAAAAACATTTGTTAAAGCGCGGCCCAAGTTTGAGATTGAGCAAAAAGGCGCTTGGAAACTGCAGTATATTCCTTTCCGGGTTGAGGACAATCCAAGCGAGGACGCAGAAACAACGCGGCTTAGGGTTGCGGATGCAGTCGATGAAGCAACAGCCAGGGCTTTGCTGAATGAAGATTGGGATGCCCAGACTGGCAACTATTTCAACACCTGGGATTCAGACAAGCACGTTGTTAAAGACTTCGTTATTCCTGACTTCTGGCTTCGCTTTAGGACTTTCGATTACGGGAGTTATGAGCCTTGGGCGTGTCTTTGGTGGGCAGTCTCGCCTGGCGTGGTCATTCATGAAGGCACAGCGCACGAACGCTATCTTCCTCGCGGCTGTCTTGTTTGCTACCGCGAGTGGTACGGGTGCAAAGCTGAACACCCAAAAATCGAAACTGATAAGAATATCACCCGATTAGCCCCAGAGGGCTGGTCAAATGCTGACATTGCTGGCGGCATAATTGAGAGAACCGAAGAGCGGTTTGATGGTCAGCCGACATTTACCGACAAATTCCCGTTTATCAAGCTGGGCGGTCGCTCGATTGCTCACGATTTTGAGGATGAGGGGCTAAAACTCACTGAGGGCGAGCTTGACCGAAAAAACAGGGGCGCTCAAACCACTTCAAAGTTAAACGGTACCAAGTTAATTGCTGGTAGCACAGAAAGCTTTCCTATGCTAGTCTTCTTCGAGTCTTGCAAATACTGCCAAGATTATATGCCGATGATAGAGCGGCACCCGAACGAAGGGCGGCTTTGGGATTACCAAGAAGACGGCGAGGCAACGCATATTGTGGATTGCGTAACCCTGGCGAGTGTGGTTCATAATATCGTTTACGACGCGCCCAAGAACGCAACCGAAGTGATAAACAAGGCACTAAATCACCCGAAAAACAACAGGCGATCCATAAAAGACTTAATTCCAGGGCTACAAATTGGATAAAGACGATAAAAAACCTCTTGACAAGCAAGTAGAGCGCAACGATTCAATCACGATTGCAGAAGTTAAAGATTTTATTGCCGACGCTAAGAAGGGGCGCTACGAAGATTTTATTTCAATAGCCAACCGCTCTTGGGCTGAGATTGAAAAGCGAAACAATAAAGGGCGGCTATTCGGCGGGAACGATTTATTTAGAAAGCGATCAACTCGCTTTCCTCTTTGGTGGTCTTGCTGGAAAATCAGGCAGCCAATTACCTTAGCCAGACTGCCAGTCCCAATTCTCCAAGATACGCAAGGCGATGACCCAATAGGAAGAACAGCTTGCGTTGTCGGTGAGCGTCTTACCCGCTCTATCCTTAAAACCTTTGATGCCTTCTCTGAATTCTCCGCAGCTAATGATGATTTTCTAGTCACCAACTTTGGCTGGGGGCGTGTCTATTACCGAATCACCGAATCGGTCGAAGAGGAAAGAGTCAGGCTGCAGCGAATTGATCCGATGCCGCAAATGGGGCCAGACGGTCAACCGATGCCGCAAGAGCAGGAGCAGCCGGTATTTCTCGATGAGTCAGGCCAAGAGGTAGTTGAGGGCGTTCTTGAAGATGAAGATGGCTATTACTTTCTTAGCGGTGAGGAAGTTACAATTGAAAACGAAGAAGTTTATTTCGAAGCTGGCCTATTCTCTGGCCTACTCGTCGATCCTGACGCGCCCCGCTGGAACAAAGTCAACCGCGTGGCATTCGAGCAGGAGTATTCTTACAGGGATTTTAAGGTCAAGTTTGGTCAGGCGGCGCTCGACACAATCGCGCAATCAAAACTCGAAGAACATCGGACTGGCAAGCCGATTATTGTCTATGAGTATTGGGATAAGCTTTTAAAAGAGTGCCGTTACTTGGCCGAGTCTTCAGAGGATTTCTTTCAGCCTGCCCAGATGCGGGCAGCGACCAACGTCGCTAACTTGGAAGAGGTCGAAGAGCTTGGAGAAATGGATCATTCCGACCTTTACGGGCTGTCAAATTTCTTCCCTTGCTCAGAGCCGCTTTTGATGAACGCCTCGACTGTTAGTTTTTGGCCAACACCTGAGTATTTTCAAGTCTGCGACATAATCGACGACGTTCACGGCATTGTTAGAAGAATGGTTTTGCTGACCCGCGCTGTTAGGGTTCGCTTTCTTTTTGACAGCTCAGTTAAAGAGCTTCAGTCTTTGGTTTCCGAAAGGGAAGAAGCAGACGGCATTGGAATTCCCAACCTGCAGCAAGCTCTCATGGGCGGCAAAGGCGATCTTGCTTCGCTCGTTGCTTACTTTCCGACCGAAGAATTAATTAAGGGCCTTCAAAATATGTACGTCGCTTTTGAGCAGCGGCTTAACATGTTCTACCAAATCACGGGCATTTCTGACTTGCTCCGTGGCCAAACGTCTGATGTTGAAAAGACTTACGGCGAAAGGCAGCTAGAAGGAAAGTTTGCACTAAACAGAATCGAGCCGTTCCAGCGAAAGATTCAGAAGTGGATTAAGGACAATTACCAGCTAATGATGGAGCTGGCGCTTAAGATGTTTTCCGAAGAAACGCTTGATGATTACATCATGCCCGAAACGCTCGATGATGAGGACAAGCAGAGGTATCCTGCAGCTCTTGAGCTTTTAAAGTCGAACAAGCGAAGCCGGTTTAGAGTTGATTTTGAAACTGACTCGATGATTGCGATCAATCAAGAGTGGAAGAAAAAGCAGGCGATTGACCTTGCGAACACGCTAACCAAGGCAATGGAATCAACAGCGCAAGTGGCAGAATCTCAGCCAGAACTGGCCGGAACAGAGCTGAAAGTCTTAAAGCATATGATTGGCGAATTCTCGGATGGCAAGCTTTTTATTGACGAGATTCAAGATTCAATTGAGCAGGTGATTGAGCGAGTTTCGCAGCCAAAGCAGGATGGCCCGAACATTGACCTTGAGAAGCTAAAACTAGAAGGCCAAAGACTTTCGACCGATGCGCGGTTTAGAGAAATTGAGCTTCAAATTAACTCGCAGCTAAGACAGGCAGAGCTTCAGCAAAAGGCACAGCAGGATAGCATTTCAAACCAGCTTGAGCAGCTAAAGATTAGTCTTTCTAACGGAACTGACCAGGCAGAGATTCAACTTGCTGTTACTAGGCTCCAGTCGGAGATAGCTCAGGGCCAAGAGGCGCTGAACATTAACAAGCAGAAAGTTCTGGCTGATGTTCAGAAAGAAGCGGGCAAGAAAGAAATGGAGCAGCTGAGGCTTGTGCTGGATGCTCGCGTCAAGGCTCAAGAAATTACGCTAGCCGAGGCCCAGCAACAGCTTGAAGAATTCCAGGTCAAGCTCATGGCAACAGAAGCTCAATCGAGCCTTCAAGAAAGATGGGCAACCGAAAGACGATTGCAGGAAGAACACGGCGTGAACGTCGAGGCGAAGCAGATTGATTCGGTTGCAACGCTGATAAACGCAACCAAGCAAGAGGCACCAAAAGCCGCCCCTGTTTCGATTGACCTTTCAAAAACCGTTCATTTAAAAGCCCCAACTGAAAAGAAAAAGGCAAAGAAGAATGACAATAAGAAGCAAGATTCATAATCGAGGCCACGAGAAAGAATCTAGTTGGCCTTCCGATTTTGGCACTGGTGACACGACTCCAATGTATATCGACCCCGACACAAAAGAGGTTAAGCGGGGCTATCCGCCACCAAGAGAAGTTTTTGGAATTGCTCCAACTGTCATGTTTGATTCAATGCCAAAGACTTACCATGAGGGCGTTGGTCGAGAGATTGAATCAAGAAGCGAATGGGAGTTGGCAGATAAGCAAACCGGTCTTCTAACCTTTGGAAGCATCGAAGAGCCTAAGCGACACACAGCAAAGGGAGTTCAGGAAGAGCGAAAGGCGCTGGCCCGCGATAGAAGAAAAGCTAGCGAGACAGCTTGGCAAGCTTATAAGGAAAACCCAAAAGAAGTTTCTCAGAAAGTAGCAAAACGAGCTGAGGAGCAGCACCAAACTGCTAAAAAGGCTGGATTAAATAAACTAATTAAAGAGGCTATATAATGACTGAAGAACAAGTTGTTTCGGAAGGTGTTGAAAATGAAGTTGCTGCTGAACCTGTATCGACTGATAAGTTTGATGGCCTATCTAATCGTCAGGCGCTTGAAAAGGCGATGGAAAAACACGGCGATTCAGAAGAGCCGCGAGCAGCCGCCCCAACTCAAAAAGAAATAAAGAAAGAAGTTGCTGAAGAGGTTGAACCGCCAGCCGAGTTTTCAGCCGCTGGCAAGAAAGCGTGGAAAGAAAAGGATATTTCTGGCATTCAAAAAGAGTACCGACGCATTCACGATGGGCGCACTCAGGAGATTAGCCGCCTTCAGAACGAGACGCGAAAAGCCAGGGAAGAAGCCGATGCTGAGAAAAAAGAAGCTCAGACTTGGAGACAATTAGGCGAGCGGGCCAAGCCCTACATTGAAGCAAGAGGGCGGCAAGGTGTTTCTCCTGACCAGGCAATTCTCGAAGC